CTACCACACACCAATCGACCCAAACCCACGCAACCACAAAGAACCACACGCCGGCGTAGCCGACCACCTCAAACCCGTAGCACACGGCGGCACAAACGAACTCTTCAACCTCAAAGCCGCGCACGTCAAATGCAACCGCGAACGCGGCGACAAACCGCCACCAAAGACCTACCCGGCAGCACCGCGACGCTAAACTCGCTACATGGCACGCACGCTCACACTCACATCAGACTGGCTCTACCGCGACCCCATCGACCTCGACGACATTGAGCGCGGCCAATTCACACAAGACGACAACGGCACATACCATCTCAGCGCCCAAACCCTCGACGGCACATACTGGGCGCCCCGCACAATCCTGCCTCAACACACCGACACCAAACCAGCGGCAATCGAATACTGGCCGCCCCACAGCCACTACCCGACCAGCAACGGCACAAGCGCCAGCGAAGATTTCGTCGACACCAGCACACGCGTCATCATCCGCACCATCAACGCCGACACAGCCCTCGACCCCTACGACAACAAAGTGACCGGCGCAATCGGTGACATCGTCGTAAACCTGGACGCCACACTCACAGCGGCCAACCACAAATCCATGAAAGCGATCCTGCTGCCAAACCCTGAAACCACGATCAACGAACAGGGCCCAGCCGGTAGCCAGAAGACTGGCAAAACGTACCGCGTCCAACTCGCACCCGACCCAGCCGGCGAACAAACCGGAATGTCGCTACTCCAAGACGGCCAGTACTACCACATTGCAATCAGCAACTACCTGACATGACCCAGCCCGAGCACGCCACACGCGCACGATACGAACAGGGCTGTCGCTGTTACGCGTGCAAGAAAGCCAACGCCGCCTACCAACGCGAATACCGTAGAGCGCGCACACTTGACCGCAGTCAATGAAGGACCACATTGAACTAGCTGCCGCCGCTGGCCTGCTCACTGGTGCCGCTGCCATCCTCGAGCACTCATCCCGGCTCGCGTTCGCTGCGTCAGCCGTCGCGTTCGTACTTGTCGGCGTCTGGATTGAACGATCATGACGGTTTTTTAGGCGCTCCAGAAACGTAGACACCTCGCCATATCGTCCCTCTCTCAGAACTTGAAACCGGGCGGGCCCGGCAGCGACGTGGCTACGATTACACGATATGGAGATTCAGCTTGGCCAACATTGCCGCAGTCACACCGATTTCGCCGGATACGTTCGAGATTCGCTCGGTGTCGCCGGATTGACGCCGGTCGTCGAGGATGAACTAGCCACGCTGTTCGGTTTGGCTGATCGGCTCGACATTTTGGAAGCTGACAGCGAATGTGACGGCCGCACCTACGCTGTTTGTGCTCGGACGTATGATGAGATGCGTCGGAAGGTGTCGGCGCGTGTCGAGCACGTTTCTTCCGGTTCTCCGATTGCTGACGCGATGGCGTCGGCTATGGGACAGATCAAATCATGTTGAGTCCGTTGCGGCTATCGACTCCGCGCCGGCATGATCGGCCTACTACTGGTGTTCAGTCTGCGGCGTTGGCGAAGTTGGCCGGTTTCGATCTCCAGCCCTGGCAACTCACCGTGCTCAGTGTCGCCGGCGAGTTGATCCGTAACCCTGATCCGCACCCGGCACCGTGGCACCCTGAATGGATTCACGCCTATTCCAGCGTTTCGGTCAGCGTGGGGCGTCGAGCAGGGAAGTCGGTCCTGACATTTGCTCGCGCTTTACGCACGGCTTGCATGGGGCAGTACGGGTTCTACACGGCCCAGACCGGCGCCGCGGCATCCACTAAGTTTCGTAACGACTGGACACCGCTCTTTCATCGTTCACCGGACCTGTCGGCAGAGTTTGAGCTACGTCACTCGAACGGGTCGGAAATGATGCGCCACAAAGGGTCTGGCGGTTATTGCCGTATCTTTAGTCCTGGCCCACAAGCACTACACGGCGAAGCCGCCGACGCCATCTTTCTCGATGAGGCATGGGGACACACTTTGACGCGCGGAAAGGAGCTCGAAGTGGCGACCTATCCGCTGACCGCTACCCGTCCCGGTTCGCAACTCTGGACGCTTTCCGCTGCCGGCGATTCCGGTAGCCAATGGTGGCACAGCATCGTGGAGCGTGGCCGTGAAGCGGCACAAGAGGACCGCGGTACCGGGCATTGCCATATCGAATATTCGGCGCACGGCTTAGACGACCTCGCGGACCCGGCGACGTGGCAGATAGCGCACCCTGCCGTCCGTAGCGAGTTCAACCCGACCGGGATGGTGACCGTGGATTTCTTGCGCGACGAATGGGAACGCGACGCCGACCAATTTAAACGGTCGTGGCTGAACACACCGGACCTGTCGGGCGAAGGTTCCGCACCAATCGAAATGGAAACGTGGGACACCCTCGCGACCGAACCCGTAGCCCGCATCACCGGGTCGATGTCTATCGGTGTCGCGGTAGCACCCGAACAGACAGCGTCGGCGGTAGTGGTCTGCTACCTCGACCAGTCCGGTACACCCGTCGTCGAGCTGGACACCTACCGGAACGGCACCGACTGGGTAGTTGAGCGTGTGTCGGATCTGGTCGGCCGATACGACGTGACCGCGATCAGCATGGACACTGCCGGCCAGTCACCGGCTGTTGTACTTGCACGCCCGTTCAGTCACGCCGGTATCGGCTATGACGCTGCCACGTTGCCGGATGTCACCGCGTCGGCCGCCGAGTTCGTTGATGCTGTCCGTAATGGCCGTATCCGCCATGTCCGTAACCCGGCGCTCGATATTGCTGCCGGTGCTGTTCGCCGTCGATCTATCGGTGACGGTTCGTGGGCTTTCGGTCGTAAAGACACCGCCGCAGACATCAGCCCGTTAGAAGCCGCAACACATGCGTTATGGGTAAACCCTGACGCTCACGACGCCCCATACGCCGCAATCGCCTGATTACGTCATAATTTTGTTTGTCAGCGTCGCGTTGTCGTTCTGGCACTACACGCCGCACCATACGATTACGCGCCGTTAGAGGCTTGCATACCGGCCCGGTTTTCACCAAACTTGGGTTCCGTGGGCGTCCTTGAACGATTCTTTGGTGTGGATGGCGTCACGGCAGGGCCTTCTGATCCCCTCCTGTCACGAATGGCCCTCCCGGAACCGTTCGCGGACCCCACACATTTTGACGGCTTTTGCCTTCCGACCGTGGTGGCAGCAAGACAGCTACTTGCGGACACGGTCGGAATGTTGCCGATGGGTTGCGTAGATCAAAACGGCAACCCGTTAGAAACCCGGCCAATGTTGCGCCGCCCGGACCCGTCAGAACCTGCACGCCGGTCATACGAACGCATCGTCAACAATATGACACGGCACGGCCGCGCCTGGCTGTACGTCACGGCTACCGGTGCTGATTCTTGGCCGATTGCTATCGAGATTGTGGACGCTCCGCGCGTCGCGGTGACGGAACATAAACCGAACGGTAAAATCTTGGCAGTCAACTTGGACGGCCAGCCCGTTGACCCGCGCAACATGGTGTGTGTTCCGTTCATCGTGGACCGTAACCCGTTCGGCGAAACGCCGTTGCGGATCATTGACGAAACGCTGCAACTTATTGGCGCGGTCAGTGCTGCCGGTGCGAGCTACTACACCAGCCAGCAATTACCGGCCTACGCCCTCAAATCAGCGAACAGGCTGACTAGCCCCCAGGTCGAGCAGCTACTGGCGCAATGGTCGGCGGCCCGTCAGACTCGCCGCCCGGCCGTCCTGTCTGGCGGTATCGAACTCGAAACGTACGGGTCGAATCATGCCGGCGACACACTCCACGAAAGCTTCGCCGTATGGGATTCGGTTATCGCGCGGATCATGCAAATCCCGCCGTCGCTCCTCAATACGACCAGCCAGTCTTCGCTCACCTACTCCACCGTAGAGGGCGAGTTTAAGCGGTGGCTTGCTGTCGGCTTGAACCCGGTCTACTTGTCAAGGATCGAAGCCGCATTCGGTGAGCTTCTGCCGCGCAACGTCAACGCCAAGTTCGACACGTCAGCCCTCACCGGCCCCGTCACTGCCGAACCCGCACCCGAAAGAGCGAACGCATGACACTGAAACGGTCACAAGACGCCCAAATCGTCAGCGCCGACAACGACGCCCGCCGCGTCACAGTCCGTTTGTGCCGGTGGGATGACCCGCGGCCCGTATCTGACGGCGCAGCACCCTACTTCGAACAGTTCCAACGCGACGCCATCAGCCTCGACGAAACCGGCGTACACGTCCTCGACCAGCACGGCGGCGACCTGATCGGCCGCGCTGACGCTGACACGCTGACCGACGACGGCGAAGGACCCACCATCGAGCTGATCATGTCGAACAGTCAACGCGCGACAGACATGCTCGGAGACATCGAGACAGGCGTCATCAATTCGGTGAGCATGGAGTTCGTGCCGACCGTGCCGCCTGCCACGTTCGTGCCGGCCGAAGGCGAAACCGTCACCCGTACCGCCGCAATCTGCCAGGGAATTGCGTTTGCGTTCCGACCCGCCCACCAGGCACCGCTTATTTCCGTATCCCGTGAACAAACAGAAAGAATCACCATGTCAGAAGAAATCACTCCCGTCCCGGCTCCCGCAGCCGACTACGTCACCGCCGAAGCGCTGGAGCGGTCCGCCGCCACTATCCGCGACGACTTCGAGCGTGCCCTGCTCGACCGCAGCGACTCCACGGCTGTTGTCGTGCAGCACCCTGCCGCCAAGTACCGCAGCTTCGGCGAGTACACTCAGGCGGCGGCACTGACCCGCAGCGACGACGCCAACGAACGGGCCGTGACCGGCCTCGCAGACCAAACGTTCGAAAGTGGCATGAACGCCGGCGTGAACCCTCCCGGCTGGCTCAAAGAGATCCAGGGCATCATTGCCCAGTCCCGTCCGGTCATCACGTCGATCACTAACGGCGCGCTGCCCTCGGCAGGCATGTCGGTTGATTGGCCGTACTACGACGGCGACCTGTCCACTCTCACGGGTGAACAGCTCGTCCAGAAAACCTCGATCGTGTCTGACATTGTCGATATCAAGAAGGCGACGTCGGATATCCGCACGTTCGCGGGCGGCGCTGATATCGCGCTGCAACTTATTCGCCGCTCGGACCCGGACTTTCTCTCTAACTGGATGAGGATTGTCACTAACTCGTGGTCGCTGACCACCGAGAAAGTGTGCGCTACTGAGCTTGAGGCCATCGCCACCGCTTCTGCCGGTGCCGCCGACCTGGCCGACCTCGAAGCGTCAGCCGCCGCGATCTTCACGGCCAGTACCGAAGTCGAAGCAGCCACCGGCAGCCCCGCCAGTGTCCTGCTCGCAGCGACCGACGTGTTCATTGCGTTGGGTGCTCTCGGTGTCGTCACGGCCACGCCTTACGGTGTCCAGAACGTGCCCGGCCACGCCGCGGCTCACACGCTCAGCGTTTCCATCGCCGGCCTCAACCTGGTGCATGCGTCGTCGCTCACAGCCGGCACGCTGATCGCAACGAACCCGTCAGCAGCCGCCTGGCTCGAAGACGGCCCGTTCACGATTGACGCCGACGACGTGGAACGCCTCGGTAAAGACGTAGCTATCTGGTCGTTGGGCTGTTTCGCACCGTTCAACGCTGCCGGCGTCGTCAGCATCGCCACTGCCACGGCACCGTGACCTGATGGCGGCAGTGGACAGCGTGCAGCTCACCGCAGAACTTGCGGTATTGACCGGCGGTGAGCCGGCTATTTGTGCTGCCGCTGTCGATGCCGCCATTGCATACGTTGAGCGGTGCGTCGAGATTGACGAGCTACAATCGGACCCGATAACAGATCATGCACTGATCGGGTTTAGTCGCGCCATGTATCTCGACCGTCTCGCTTCACGCGGCCAAGTCGTCGCGCTCGGT